TAAGATTACTGTTTTGAAGTTTGTGGGTTTCTTTTTCCATTTTTATTTCTTATCTTTTGTGAACACAAATATAAGAAATAAATTTTAAATGGCAATAATTATTGTTGGAAATATTGTAACTGAAGATGGCATAACCAACGTTCCAAATAATTTTAATGTTATTAATTTTGAAAGTTATGAAAATGAAACCTCAGTACCGACTTTATTTATTGGATGGGAAAACACCAAAAGAATATTACCACAAAGTTCTATTTTAAATAAAAAAATTACTGATAATCTTTATTGGACCTTTTCGTCAACAGAGAAACGAACCATATTTGAAAACGATTTAAAAAGTTTTATACAAAAATCATATCAGGATTTTACAAAAAACATCCCTTATTACACTTTAGACCCCATTATTTTAAAAATCAAAACCACTGAGGAACTACTCCAAAAATTACAAAAATTTAAGGAAAGTTTTACATATTTATATGAGAATAGAATTGTTTATATTTATTACAATTCTAGCATAATTTCATTGGATTTAGAACTATTAAAGTTTATATCTTTTGATGATAATGAGATATTAGAGTATTTAAAAAAAGAAACAAAATTTTTTGAAAACAAAGAAAAAGATTTTAAAACCGAACTTAAATACTTTGATGTTAAATATATTCCATATTTAATACATAGTGATGCAACAAAAAACCCTGCTTTTAGCGTCCTTCATTAGTGAAAACGAAATCCCTAATTTTTTAGAGAAGATACAAAAAAATTTTAGTGTTAGAAAAGAAAGTGTTTTCTTTTTTAAAACTGAGAATGATGAAATATTTTTAACATACAAAATTCATATTGATTTTGAAAGAAGGATAAACTTTAAAAAAGAACTACCAAAAACAATTCAAGTACATAAAAAATTAAACACATTTTTCACAATTAATGCATTAAATAAATTAGTTGAATTTAAAAGTGGCTTAATAGGTAATGTTGAACATAAAGAATATAAAATCGATTGGCAAGAATTCAACAATAAAATCATTTTAATAAAAAATGAAAATTTAGAAATTATACCCATAGAAAGATTTTTTATAAAATGATGATATTTATAAAATAAAGAATCATGGTGGACAATAAAAAACAACAAGAAACTGAACTTCAAACAAAACTGAATTCTTTCTTAAAGAAAAACAAATCTCAAGAGTGTTTCGGGGAAGAGTGTGAAATAAAAAACCCTGAAGAGATTGTTAAAAGAGAACATAAAAAAATAATTACCAGTGATGGTAGACAATTATTAAACGAATATACAAAGTAATCGTGGCAAATTTAAACGAAGATTTAAAAAGATATAAACAATTATTGGGGTATGATCCAAAAATTGGTGATCAATCTAAAAAACAAGTTTTAGATGAAAACTATGATGACCCTAAAATATTTGTAAGTCATGGTGCAAAATATCTTGAAAAGATAAAAGATTCATTAAATTTATCCGCAGATTCATTAGAACTTTTAGAAGACATTAATTTTGATGACATACCTAATCAAAAACTAAAACAATCTGTTAAAAATTTTATAGATAACCTTGATAAATCACATGCTGATTTAAAAAACTCTTTTGTCGTTGTTTATCGAGATTATCTTTATCACAGTAACATGGAGGAAAAAAATCAGTTTAAAGGTAAAGATATTAATACAAAAGATAAATTTAATTTAAATTAAAAAATAAAATAAAATAAATTATGACAAACTTAAACGAAGATTTAAAAAGATATAAACAATTATTGGGGTATGATCCAAAAATTGGTGGACAATCAATTACTGAAAAAAGATATCACGATTATATGAGTGATGATACTGATTATGCTGAAGGTGAAGAAGAAACCGAGGAAACTGAAACCGAAGGCTTTGGTGAAGAAGGTGGTGAGGAAACCGAAGGTGAGGATAACGCTGATTTTGATTTTGGTGAAGAAGGTGAAGAAGAAACCGAGGAGACTGAAACTGAAGAAGTAGAGGATGAAGGTGATGAATTTGGTACCGCAGATGAGTTTAGTGCGGCAGACGAATTAGAAACAGAAGATGATGAAACCGAAGAAATAGACGTTACCGACATAGTTAAAAGGGCTGATGATGCTAAAGGTTCGGCTGAAAGAGCTGTAACAGCGGCTGAACAAGGAAAAAATATGATCCAAGATTTAATGACTAAATTTGATTCCTTACAACAATCACTTTCAAAAATCGATATGGTCGCAAACGAATTAAACATTATTAAATCAGATTTACAGTCACAAAGACCAAAACAAAAAATGGAATTACGTTCCTTAGATTCTTACCCTTTTAATGTTAAATTAACTGATTATTGGGATGATGAAAAATTAAAAGATAATTATGAAATAACCTCTAGGAACCCCGACGGTAAAAGCCAAGACGGAAGTACTAAAGTTTGGAAGTTAAACCCAGACGATGTTAAAGATTATAGTGCAACAGACATTAAAAAATCCTTTGTTCCTGAATCAAAACAAAAAAGAAAAAAACTTTAATAGTAAAAACAAATAAAAACAAAGAAAGGGGTGATGAACCCCTTTTTTTGTTGACAATAAAATATTTTGACTTATAATTGTAATAAGTAATTTAATGTTAAACAATTTAAAAAAAGTAAAATGAGTAATGATGTATTAAGCAACATACTTTCACAGTATGAAAAAAACAAAAGTACTTCTACCGGAAAATTTACTGAACCAGATTTTTCCAAGTATTTTAATCCACGTCTTGAGGATAACGAAAAAAATGGCGAAGTAACTATTCGTCTTATGCCTTCCAAAACAAAAGGTGGTTCACCATTTGAGGAAGGACATTTCCATGTTGTACAAGTTAATGGTCAGTGGAGAAAACTTTATTGTAGACAACACAATGACGGTGAAACTTGTCCATTGTGTGAGGTTGAAAAAGCCTTAAAATCTACAGGTAATGAAGAAGACAAGAAGTTAGCCAAAACTTACCAGGCATCTAAATTCTATATGGCTCGTGTTATTGATAGAGCTAAAGAAGAAGATGGGGTTAAAATTTGGCGTTTTAAACACAACTACAAAGGTGAAGGAGAACTTGATAAGATGATTCCGTTGTTCACTAAAAAAGGCGATATCTCCGACCCAAGAGAAGGTCGTGATTTAGTTATCATGTTAGGTCGTGGTGATAAAAACAACACTAAAATCACTTCAATTATGGCAGAAGACCCTTCAATTTTAACAAGTGATAAAACCAAAGCGAATGCTTGGGTGAAAGATGAGTCTACATGGAAAACTGTTTATAAGGCATCCTCAATAGAGTATCTTGAGATTATCGCAAACGGTGATACACCGGTATGGGATAAAAGATTAGAAAAGTTTGTTCCAAAGGGTGATGAAACGGTTAAAAAAGAAACAACAACAACTAGTACAAAGTATGTCGCACCAGTGGTTAGTGAAGATGTGGACAATGGTGGTGATGATGAAATGCCGTTTTAATATTTAAGATATGTCAGGAAAAACAGAAACAACAGAAAAAGTAGAGAAGACGGAGAAAGTAGAGAAAAAGAAATCTATAGGTAAAAAAGAGTTTTCGATTGATACTTTGAAAAATAAGTTCAGTGCTAAAACAAAATACAAAGAAACCCAATATTTCGATTGTGGCGAAGCTTTCCATAAAGCTTGTGGTCTTCCAGGACCAGTAACTTGTGGGATTTCAATGTTCCTAGGACATAGTAACTCTTCTAAAACAACGGCTTTAATTAAAGCCGCAGCTGATGCACAAAAAAAGGGGCAACTCCCTGTTTTTATAATTACCGAAAGAAAGTGGTCTTTTGATCACGCTAAAGAATTAGGTTTTCAGTGTGAAAAAAACGCTGAAGGAGAATGGGAAGGTTTTTTCTTTTTTCGTGATGATTTTGATTATATTGAACAAATCACTGATTATATGAACGAACTTTTGACTCTTCAAGAAAAAGGTGAACTACCACATAGTTTGGCTTTCTTCTGGGATTCAGTTGGTTCCGTACCTTGTAAAATGACTTTTGAAGGCAAGGGTGGTAAGATGCATAACGCATCCGCTCTCGCAGATAAAATTGGATTGGGTATAAGTGGTCGTATTGCGAAATCAAAAAAAGAAGATTACCCGTATGAAAATAGTTTGGTTATTGTAAACCAACCATGGGTTGACTTACCTGACAATCCTTTTGGACAACCAGAAATTAAAGCAAAAGGTGGTGAGGCCATTTGGTTGGCATCGACTTTAGTTTTCTTATTTGGTAATCAAAAGAAATCTGGTATCTCACATATCATGGCAACCAAAGACAAAAGAAAAATTGGTTTTGGTATTAGAACTAAAGTATCAGTTCTTAAAAACCACGTCAATGGTTTAGGATATAAAGACGGTAGGATAGTTGCAGTACCACACGGATACATTGAAGATACACCAGAAGCAGTTGATTTATACAAAAAACAATATTCTGAATTTTGGAAAGAAAAGTTAGGTATATCCGGTGGAGCAGATTTTTCTTTGGAAGAAGAAGAGGGGAACGATTTCCAAATATTTGGGGGAACTGAATAGTGATAAATTGGGATCG